GACATAAAACTCATCCTTATTCGCAAAGACAATCTTATCTTCTTCGGAATCATCATAAATCTCAATATTATTTGTCATTATTTTTAGCACTTCCACAATATCATCTAGCCTGATGACCTCCTCGTGATACTGTCCTTTTTTATGAGACGTTATAATATACACTTTTTCATTATTAGGTATTCTAAAAAATAATTTTAGCAGATATTCTAACTTGCTTTTCTTTTCGTTAATATGTCCTATCGGAAAAACGTGAATAAGATATTTACCGGGAACGACTATTGCCGTACACCAATATAATTTAGCATAATAATCACCACCATAGCTTAATATACCAACTCCGCTTTCAACAACTTCTGTTGCTGAACTTGCTGTGCCGAAATTTATTCCTGCTTCTAATGGCGAGCAGAGTAGTAGTAGTATTAGTATTAGTATAAACATATTCTAATCATTGGGATATTCTTGCTTAAACATGTCTTACACAGGTACTCATTGCCGTCTTTCGTATAGATGGTCTTACACTCTCTCCGGCATAGATCGCAGATGTAGACCGTATCGTGGCACTTCATTTTCCAGATCTTCTGTTTCTGCTGTTTCTGCATATTCTCTCCTCACTTAACCCACATGTATCTTTTGTCAACTTTTCTCCATTCCCACTCCCCATCAGGATTGAGGAGCTGTTCGATTCCTTCGTAAGTTTGATCCTTGGCGATGGTAACGTTGGCAAACGCCTGGAGTTCTCGTTTACGATCTGCTCCTATGACCTTCTCTACAATCTTGTCTTCTAACGGTCCATGCTCATCATACTGCTGATGACAGTTATGACAGAGACAATGTCCACAACTATCATACTCTTTGTCAATATCGCACATCCCGTGCCACACCATTCCCCACCTCGTAGCTCTGTACCTACGCCCTACAACGTGGGCTGCCTCCATGCGAACTCCCCTGATACCGCAGAACTCACAGGTCCACTTAGCGTTGTCTTTAAGGATCGTAGCCCAGAGTTCATCAAGCTTGTCTATCTCTCCTCGCTTCATGTAAACCTCTCCAACCTCATCTTAATCTTCTCCTGAGCCGTAGGGGTCCGCCTTCCGGCTAATGATTTTATCCACTTTCTCTGCTTCTTTGTTACTTCGAATGGAAGTCTCTTGTTTTTCACAGAATATTCTCCTTATAGTCTGTAACTTCATCTCTACCACGGTGAAGTCTTTGAGCTTGTTTTCTATTCTTCTAATCTCCATGCTGTCTTCTTTAGGGCTTAGCCATTTAACTAACTGCTTTAACCATAATGTGTTAGACCTATTGTTCCTAAAGACTTCTTGACACTGGTTTAAGTAATGCTTAACTTCTTCGTTCTCCCAGTCAAATTCCTGCTTTTGCCTTGGAGTCATGCTATCGTAGACTTTAAGGCGAACTGGGCGCGGCGGTTCGGTCAACGGTAACAGCCCCTCAAAGTCAGCATAATGAACAGCCCATAAAGCCAAAGCCCTGTCTCTATCTACTCCTGGCTCCATATCCAAGACTGTCTTTCTGATCTCTGACTGTGTCTTATCTTTAATACTTTCGAGCCATTTGTTTTTTTCTAAAGTAGTCTTCTGGGATTCCACCATGATCTCCTTGCACCTCAAACACCCCACGCCAAGACCTCTCTATAGACTGTTCTAACATCTTAACAGCAGTCTCTATAGAATAATCCTTTAACTTGTTTATAACAAGGTTCATAGCATGTTCAGTCATCGGTGCTTTTATCTTCTTTCGCATCTCTACGAAAGCGTTGAATGTTCTATCAAGCTTCTCATCTTCGAATACGCTTATACGCTTATTAGTTATTACTTTATCCTTATCCTTATCCATAACTCTACTGGGGAGAGTTAGCAAAGAGTTCAATAACTCTTCATTAACCCTTTCTTTCTCAAGTACTGAAATAACGGAAGCATGTATCCTTGAGTCAGGATTTAGCTTACCGTACTGGAACTCTATGTACTTGGGCAAGAACCACTTACCTTCATTTATGACCTTGATTCTACCGTTAAAGATAGAGAGGTCTGGTCTGTACCCTGGGAAGAACATATCCACAAGGATCCAGTTAACCTTCCAGAAGCCTGCGTGGTTGCAGTTATCCAACAGGTACATCCAGAACCCTCTATCTCGCTCAGTGATTTCACAGAACCAAGGATCTGCCCATTTCTCTGAGTCTGTGAATCGTTTAGCCATCTTATAACTCCTCTTCTTTCCACTCTTTCTTTAAGAAATCAGGGACATCTTCTTCGCCAGTAAGAGTAATAACATCCTGTGTTTCATCCCTTGAGAACTGGACAATCTCGTTCTTGGGGTCTCCTGATGGAGTAGTAGACTGGACATTTCTCCAGTAGGTAAGACGACCTACGCAAGCTTGGCAGATCCTGTCATAGACAGGACTGCTGGTATCTACTTTAAGCTTGGTAACATCAACACCGCATCCGAAGATAAGGTTAGCAATCTTCCATAAAGACTTGTCTGTTAGATAGGTGTGAATAATAATGCTGCGCCCTGCATGCTCTTCTGGGCTCACAATGTTAGCTCTCCAACGGATCTGTGGGGTACCTGTAGAAGCTGTAACCCTTTCGAAGTGATTAATCCTGACCTTATAAGTTCCATCTGGGTAGATGGGGTTCTGCCTTGTTTCTTTCCCAAAGTCGCACATAGTCATTATTTTATCTCCTTTAGTTTCATAATAAGTTTATCTTTCCACTCTTTATCACAATCTTTAATACCAGCCATATACCCCCTAAGATAAGGGTCCTCTGTATCAGGCATCTCCACATTATCAAGAGCATACGTAATAAGCTCTTTAAGGAGATCCTCTGCACAGATAAGACCATTATCAAATATAGGGGTGGGGGTGGTGAAAGCTACATTCCAATCTGCCATACTCACTCCTTGTAATTATAAGACTTAATCTTTTGAATTAGCGCCAGTAAGTCTGGGGGCTCTCCAGAGTCTACGCCCTTGAACTGGCATTTAGTCAGGTATTGGTCTGATGGTCCTAATCTGATCCACCGCTTTCCTGACTTCTCGTACACCTCCAGATGACCTACGACATCAACGATACCACTGGCTCTCTTCGCAAGCTGTGGTCCAAGCATAGGGCATATCTGGGTCTTGACATAGCCATCACTACGCTGGATATCATAGACAGCTTCCCAAGCATTGAAGATAACATTGATACCATAGGAGACAAGATCTCTCCAGTTATAGACTATGTCTATCATCTTAAAGGCAATGTCTCCATGCTCTTTAACCTCTGGGAACTCTTTCTTTCTTGTCTCTACGAACTGATGCAACAGAGACTGCGTCAGCTCACTAAGGTTATCAATGACCACATGCTTAAACGGGAACTTCTTTGTCCTGAAGTCCAGATACAACTCATCCATAATTTTATCGATCTTCCTGCCATTCAACACTGCCTTCTTAACATCAAAGAGATTTATCCCTTTGCCGAGGAGGGGTCCAATACCAGCCTCGGTGTTGATGACAAGAGTATCTTCAAGAGGAAGAGTCGTAGCCAGCGTCGTCTTGCCAACGCCAGGGTCTCCGTAGATGATGAGGCTAATGCCTCGCTCTAACTTATTTGGAGATTTCTCGATTTCCATTCTTCAGCCTCCTAAACTTGAAAGAGATAATCTTTCAGGGTTCTGTAGTTATCAGAGAAGTCCTTCGCTCTGACTGTTTCATTGTTATAGAAGTCCATTGAAAGCTTCTTTACTTCTTTCGAGTCCTTGAATAACAATGTTGTCTTCTTGCCTTCTTTCCTCTTCCCCTCAAGCTTACATCCATTAGCCATCAGGAAAGAGGCTTCCCAAATAGACTGTGTTTCATGGTTCATTTATTCCTCCTGATGGGTAAGCAACATTGTGCTATGGGTATTATCAACGATCTTCTTCATCTCAAGAGATACTGCAGGTGTGCAAGAAGCTATTATAGGGAGAACATTAGCTATCTCACCTTTCGCGTGGCGGCAGACTAACTTCGTATGGTAAAGATAATCCCCGGCAGTAGGTCTAAGAGTATAGCCCTTATGACCTGTGATAATGTTCCAACCGCTATTCCTCGCAGATCTTATATGGACAGCTCCTCTTGTGCACTGTCCGTTAAACAAGATAGAAGCAATCTCCTCTAACCTCCAGTATCTTTTTCTCTTGGACATCATGAGCTTTACGACTTTGTTAACAACGCTGGTCTTCTTTTTGTTTCTACGCATATCGTTTCTCCTGCTAAGTGTTGTTTAAGGTGTTTAATGAGGTTATTCTCGACAGCTACCATTACTGCCTGTTCTTTAGAAGTAAAAAGTTTCAAAGGGTTCTTCTTTAGAAGCTTAATGAGGTAGTCGCAGTTAAGGACTATCTCCTGCCCTTCGAAGTTCTTCGTTACTTCATCTACCTTATCGTTGTCTATCTTTCTCCTTTCTATCTTTAATGGTTCCTTCCTCTCGATATTCCTGACAAGATTCTCTGTTTCTCTTGTATTGAGTTCATTGTCCTTAACAAACTTGGCAAGAGCTTCTTGCCTTTTATGGTCTGGTATTCTGGCTATTGCTTCAGCATGAGAAACTGTTATCTTTTCTTTTCCCCGCAATGTTCCTCCTGCGTCAGAAGCGTTAACCATCTCATGCTGAATCTTTGGGCTGAGACTGCCGTGAATCTTTAAGTATCCAGCAACCTTGCTCTTGCTCCAGTTCTTTTCTCCGAGAAATTCAGAGATTTGCCTGCACCCAATCCCTTGGTCTCCTCTAACATGAGGTCTGTGTCCACCGTCTGGACGCAGATGATTTTCAAGGAATCTCTTCACAGCCAACACTTGGTCCACCTGATAGATGGCATACTCTTCGTTTTGCATGCAGTTCTCATTGCCGAGAATGCGGAGCATGTTCTCATCAGATAGATCTTTGACTGGGATATCTGCGACATAATCGATGCCGAGGACTTCTTTGGCAGCCTGAAGCCTGTGGTGACCGTAGGCGATTTGGTAGGTTCCATTGACTTTCCTGCAAATAATATTGTCCCAGAAGCCATCTTTCTCGATGGACTCCTTAAGAAGGACAACCTTCTCTTTGTTCAGCTTACCCCCGTTGATCTCTTTCTTAAAGGGATTAGGCTGAAGGTCTTTTAACTTTATCTTCATTTTCCTCCTATCCGGTAAACCTTCCTGCTTTATACCATTTGCGGTTCTCTTCTGCTAATGTTCCAACGATCTTGGTAAGCTCTTTGATAGCTTCGGTGTTCCCATCAATCAGCTTCTCAACAAGCTCATCAATCTTCTCAAGCTCATCAAGTTTCTTCCCGACGGTATCAAACGTATCGTTAATCAGCTTCTCAAGCTCATCCAGCTTCTTGCCGACGGTATCAAACGTATCGTCGTAATCTGGTTCAGGTACTTGCGTCATCTGTATCACCTCCTTTATTCATTCTTGGTTCCTTTGAATAGTAAAGATCCAGCGTGAGTTGGTCTGGTTGATTTTGAAAGCATATCTTGGCATAAGTGCATTCGGTGTTAAAGTTCCAGCACTGGTCAGGGTTTCTGTACCACTCGTGAGTCTTACAACGGTTCAAGATATCTTTAGCCGTCTTCTTCAAGTCCTCCTCGTAGATGCCAAGTTCCTCGTCGTTGCGATAAGTAAAATGTCTTTTAAAGTAAAGCTCTGGTCTTGCCTTGTAGTCTGCCATAATGCGGTAGCCGAAAGCGTGCATGTCGTCAGTGACCGTCTTTCTTAATAAAGGCTTCTTGATGAAGTCGTACATGACCCCGACCACCGGGTGACCAAGCTTCCGCATTGCCCAGATGTAGCCCGTGGCTTGGGGCGAGGTCTTCGCCCTGCGCTCGAACTGGGAGAAGGAAAGGCTTGTGGTCTTAATTTCTCTGACCCATAGCCTATTTTCCTTGTCCTTAACCAAGCCATCAATCTTTCCTACAAAGTAGACCTGGGGAATTACAAGAACCCTGAACTCCATCTCAGGCTTGACCTCAAGGAAGTTATCCAAAGAAGAAGGGAAGTTGTGCCACATGCCAAGAGCCGTGTACTTTGCCAGCACTGCGTCCTCTGCTTCTGACGGAGAACACTTAGAGATCTCTTCATCCATCTGCTTTCTGATGTAGTCGATGATATCAGCGTTAGAAAACTTGCTGTAGAACATTTCAAAGCAGGTGTGGACGAGTGAACCGAGAGTGATCTGATGAGACTTGTGAAAGGGGATGTATCCGTCGATGTAATGCCACTTGTACTTCATGGGGCAACCACGATAAGTCGAAGCGGAGGAAGAAGATATTTCCAGCATTTAGTACCTCTGATGTTTACTGCAAAGTTTAGAATCTTTTTTCTCACACCCGCAGGAATGAGTTGAAGGGGAAGGGCGGTGAGGACCTTGGCTACCCTTTGGCAAGGGACCCTTCCCTAAAGAAGAAACCCCGTCGGAATTTGAAGTCCTAACGGGGTTCTGAGTTTCTTTTTTTATCCTCACCTTAGCCATAATCCCATTATAGTCAGAAAAGCTATTTTGTCAAGGCTTTTTTCCCCAGTCTATTTTTTTATCATTGTAAAGTTCTTTGATGTCAGTCCTGTTGTTCCTCATGAAATAAGAAACAGGATATCTGCGCTTGTTTCCTTCTCGCCTTAAGAACCCCCTGACTTGCGGGAGATCACTTCTCTGCTCTAACTCTTCCATCGTCAAGTTCCTGAACGGAGCTCTTTGAGCTGCTTTGTCAAACTTCTTGCTTGCTACCGCAGCCTTCATTATGCGGAATTCTTTAGAAGTAGCAACACCTGGCTCAAAGGATGCACCTGAATAATTAACACCACCAGCAAGGTTAAAGATCCTCATGAAAGAGTTAATAGCAGGATCCCCATTCCCATCCTTATCAACGATAGGTACCCCTCCGTCTACCTCAAGACCGATAGGAACTGCTAAATCGCTAAAGAGCTTATTAAATATGATACCATAGTTTTTCCAAGGATCTCCTTCTGGAAGATTAGGATCAGTAATCGGGTTTCCTCTCCAATCCTGGTTAGCAGCGATCTCTGTGAAAGTATTAAATAAGCCTATTTTTCCCAACGCCCAAGCATTTATACCTCTTCCTGTGTTAATACTGTAATCTCTTGTGACTGTCTGCGCCAGAGGATCTATGATAGAAGATGTTATGTCGATGAAGTCCCGTATAGGTCTAAAGAGCTGTGTATCGATATACTGAGGCTGCCAATATTGGTTTATTCTTCCAACTCTAACCTTATTCCAGTTTGTAGAGTCATTGTTAAATATCCATCTCTTCTTAGCAGCAAAGCCCTTCTCCCTCCCGATCTCTCCGAACTCGTCTTCGTCATCGTCGTCGAGAAAGCTTAAGATAAACTGCGTTATGCCTTTTGTAAGTAAGGCATAGAAGAATAGAACAGAAGTATCAAGCATCATCTGAGCGGACAGTATCCTCAAGTCCCTATCAACAAGATCTGCAGCTGTTATGGCATTAAGGTTCTTAGAGAACATGCCTGTCTTATAATCATAGTATCCAGCCTTCTTCAAACTCTTTCCAAGCAAAGGAACTTTACGAGCAAGAATAGAAAGATTGCGTAAAGGTCCTATGGCATAGCCTCTGGACATGGTAAGTATTCTGAGCCACTTTCCTTCATCGCTCATCAAGGAAGAATGAATCATGTTTGCCGTAGAATCGATATACGCTACAGCGGCTCCCATAGCAGCTTCTTTATTAGGGAAAGCCCCGCTTGCCAAGTTCTTCTCATAAACAAGCTTTGTGGCATTATACATCTCTGGCTTAACGATTTGTTCCATCATGGCAGAGTTAATCCCAAACCAAGACATCCACCAGTTGCTCATGCGCTCTCCACCGCTGGAACGCTCTGCAAAGGTAGCAGACTGGTTGTAGTCAAGGACTTGTCTCATCATGCTTTCATAAGACATCCCCATGCCACCAGCTTTTATCATGTCCTCAAGTAATTCATAACCTTCTGTCTGGGTCTCTGTTGTTTCTCCTCTCAGCATCTTCTGCCCAGTACCTTCCTTAAAGAAAGCAGCCTTAAATGTCACTGCAGGTACTTTAACCCCAAAGGTGTAAGCGGCTCTCGGCAAGAAAGTCCACTTGGATCCTGAGTTAAGCAAAGAGAATACGAGCATGGCAGGTAAGTTATCGAATGGGTTACCAGTCTTAATATTCCTTGCCATGTTAAGGAACTGGAACGCCTTCGCCATAGACTGGAAGTCAGGTCTATCAAACCACAGCGTATTGACCATATTGTTGACAGAAGAATACAGATAAGGTCTGGAATATATGCCCTTATTGTATTTAACAAGCCCTGAAGATTCCCGAGCCATGACATATCCAAGCTGATTAAGAATAGCCGCTGGCTCCAAAGCTTGGTCTTTTAATGCTTTCTGAAATAGTTTTGTTATCTCTAAAATAACAGGACTATCGGTGTATTCACATACCTTAAGTTCTTTAAGTTGAGTACGGATATCGTCATTGACAGCATCTCTGAACTCTTTATCCTTAAAATTAGCTGGAGCAAAGGCGTACCTGGAGCTACTGCCAAGTTTCCTTATAATGTTAGCCTGGTTAGCTGACATAGGGGACTTCACAGCATACTCAAAGTTATTATCCCAAAAGTTATCAACAGCTGTCCATCCTTCTTCGTAACCTGCTCCTGCAAAGGCATCATAGGTGTCAAACTCTGCCTTTGGTTGATCTACCGTAGAAGGACCTCCCTGCTTTCCTTTGAAGAAATTGACCCTCTCTTTGCCTTGAGCAGACGTTGGATCATACTTAAAAGTCCTCGGTTCATATCCTTCTTTAATCTTTTGATAAAGGTTAGTATGCGTATAAACTCCAGCCTTTATCATTGTCTCGAGGAATGTATTCTGGATATTTCCCTTAACATATCTCAGAATGTCTTGTAACTCCGTATCTTCAGCTACAGCCTCATCGGCTAACATCTGCCAGAAGATAGGGGTTCTCTTGTTCCTGAGAGTATTAGGATCGTTGCTTGTTCCATCTGGGTTATGGATCTGCCCTTCTCCAACGATACCATACTTTGCAAGATCTATTCCGTAACGGTTAACAAACTTCATTACATATTTAACATAATTGTCCGTATTCTCTTTGGCATCTTTCTTTCCTATCCTATGAAATCCATCACCCTGTTCTGTATAAGAGATAATGCTGTCATCAGCTACGTATCCGTTGGTTGTCCACTTTCCTGTCATAACCTGCGGAGAGGCGTGAGCCATCAACTTGGCTGCCCAATCGAGCTCTTCCTGCAGCTCTTCCATCGTAGGAGCCCTTCCAAGCTTCTTAGCAAGATATTTCTTTCTGTTAGAAACAAATGCTGTCCAGGTTGTCTTAAACATGTGTTCAGCTGATGTCCTGAAAGAATCTTCCATCTTCTTGCCTGAGACAAGGTATTCCTTAATATCATCCGCTACCTTCCACTCATACTTCGTCTCCATTGCCGTATCAACCTTTTTCTTTCCCATCCACCATACGGCAGTGTCATAGATAAGAGGATTGCGGAGCATGTTTTGGAGAACAACGCCTAACGGACTGTCTGTCCTGGGAACTTCTTTCTCTACAGCGGTAGGCTTAGTTTGTTTCTTAGAAAACTCTTTAGGGTCTTTGACTTGAGTTACAAAAGAAGAAGGAGGAGTTCTTGGCTCTTCAGAGTTAAGGATAACTCCTAAATTTCCACCTGTCCCCTTGATGTCTTTAGAGAATTTAGATAGCTGGTGCGCTGCGTACTGTAACCCGAGCTCAATGTTCTTTTCTTCTCTAATAATAGCAATAACAGAATTAACTTGTTTTCTTACATCCTGATTATTATGAGCAAATATCTGAAGCTCTCCAATAAGCTTCTTCTTCATGTAATCACGATACCTGTACATGAAGTCTAAAATCTGGTTTATCTTCTGAAGGTTTTCTCTCTGAGAAGTAAGCTCTGCTTTCTTTATTCTTTCAGAAGCAAACATCATCTTAGGATCCTGCTTATACTTCTCATAGCTCCTTGCAGTTGCCAAGATATCCTGAGAACGCTGGTCTGTCTTTCCTTCCAGTTCTCCGCTTATCATCATCTGATAAGCCTTCTCCATGCTTGGCATTGGTGTAACATTAGATGTTTTCTGACCTGAAGAATAAAGATATCTTTTATAAAAAGCACGGTCTATAGCAGAAACCTTCTGTTTGTTGTTTAATGCCCTCTCTATCTTGCGAACACGCTGTTCATACTTTGAAGTATCTTCTTTTTCCTTGCTAAGAGCTTCTTTCTTAGAAGAAACACCGAGAGCTGGAGGCTGTGCATAGCGTGGAGTGTGCTGAGATTTTAGAGGATTTATCTTCTCTATCTCTTCAACGTCCTTCTCTTCCTGTTCTGAAAGATAATCAAACTTCATCAAGGCTATGTAGTCACGTATCCTTTCAGATACAGCCTTTAAGTTAATAGCTTGATGACTTCCAGCATCATTAAGGATCTGCTGTTCTTCGTAAGATAGCTCAGTCCTTCCTTCGATAGAAGCTATAAGCGCTTCTTCGTTGGTAGGTTCTCTTTCCTTAGTTGCTTTCTCAACCAAGAACTCTTCTTTAGGAACAGATGTAACCAAAGACTTAATATCAAGGAGAATCCCACGGACTTCGCCTTCCTCAAGTCCTGCACGCTTGGCGACCTCAGCTATCGTTGGCTCTTTAACACGCATCTCTCTGATAATATCTCTGAGAGTCTTGAGTTTAGACTGATACTGAACCTCTACTTCATCTTCTATCTCTTCTAAGGGAATAGGTTTATCGTCTTCTTGAGCTATCTGTTCGAACTCTTGCTTTTCTTCTTCAGGCTTTACAGGAACAAGTCCTTTTCCTTCAACCCACTCTTCTTGAAGCTTAGGAGTTCCTTGGACACCAGGAGTCATGCGCACATCTCTCTTTGCAAAGATATTCTTTTGCTGAGGAGCTACTTCTGGAGGATACGGTGTACCTGTTGCAGCCTCTATCATCTGAGCTATCTCTGGAGTAACAACTGAACCTTGTAAAGGAGTGACATCCATGGGAGCTGAACTCTGCCAAGGCTCACGCTTGTCTTGCCCATACTTTTTAGAGAAGTCAAATTCCTTCTGTTTTGCTTCAAACTCTCTCCTCACTCCAACGTTTACTACCCCCTTAATGAAGTTGTCTACATCATCCTCTGTCCATTTAACTTTAAGCCACTGCTGAACCCACAGCGCCAGGTCTTTCTTCAGTCGCTTGAACCACGAAATGTTGGCTAAGTCCCCGTAGCGCTCTGCCCACCTGGCTGCTAATTCCATGAGTATTTGCTCATCTGAAGTGAATCCATAGTCCTTAGCCATAGCGTCAACGTTAGCATACCCAGAGTCCTTTAGAAGCACTGGGGCTGCTCTGTAAAGCTGTTCTCTGGCTCTTCCAAGAATCTCTTGAAACTGAGCTTTAGCTTCAGGATTTAATGAATCAAGAAGGACATGGAATCCTCGGTGCGTGACCTCGTGAAGTGCTTTGCTACGGGCATTCTCTGGAGTTACATTCTCTCCAACGATAGCTATCCTGTCAGTCTCTGGATCATAGTAGGCTTCTATATCACTTGTTACTTGTTCTTTAAGCTGTTTACCATCTCGAGATACCTGAACTACTTTACCAACAGGAAGATCTTTCTTGCTAATGATGTCAATGCGGTCAAGAAATGCTTTAGGGAGTGAACTTAAAGCTTTATAAATAGTATTAAATTTAGTGTTCTTAAACTCTCCGACAATCTGCTCAGCCTGTATACTTCCTTCAAGCGCTGCTTGAGCATGCTCTGGTGAGATTACCTCATTGGGAGTCTTAGGAGTCTCGATCTTGGCATATTCTTCAAGGATAGCCAGTCTACCCTTTTCAGCTTCACCCATAGGTTGCCCTGCTCCCCGTAATACGTTACGAGAGACGTGAAGAACGTCTTTAAGGCTTATGGGCTTCTTCCCCATTCCTTCAAGGCGCATGTTCATAGAATGGAACCTGCGAGCTATGGTAGAAGCATCCTCCTGCCTTCCTTGAGCCATAGGGTTAATAAATAATACTTTAGGTCCTGATTCAACTTCGCCTGCGACACGTGGAGCTTGAGCCGTCTGGACAACATCAAATCTCTTTACCTGTTCATTTACATCAAACCATTTCCCGATCTCTTCTACAGCTGTTCCTTCGTTATCTATTCCCTGTATCTTCTGAACAAGATAGCTTAAAGTATCAGGATGAAGATCTTTGGCATTCCCTTTGATATCCGAGATATTTAATGCTTGTTGAATGATAGGAATAGCTGCTTGCGTCTGTGCATTGTTTACAGGTTTAAAATTATTAACGGTAGTTGTTGCAGGTCCTGAAGTTTCAGTAGTAACCTCTTGAAGAACATTTGATGTCTGACCAACGGTTGCTGTCCCTAATTGTTCTCTCAAAGCCTGCCACTCTTTAGAAGGCTTTTGTTCTGATATGGCTTTTAGTTCAGCTAACTTTTGTTCTTTAGTTAGTTTCGTTGATTTAGTTAGCAGTCCTCCAACTCCTCCGAATTGTCCTTCAGAAAAGAATCCCATAGCAGCAGAGTTTCTTATATTCTCCCATGAAGGAGGAGTTTGAGATCCAATATCTTCTGCCAGAGCTTGAGATCCTTCGACAACAGCGCCAGCACCACCAGCCTCCAAGAATCCTAAAGCACCTTTAGCAACTTTCCCTTTTATGCCCTTAAGCGCTATATTCTTTAATCCAGGAAGAGGAATGGCTTTTGACAATACCCCAAACGTAAGAACATTCTCAACCATTTCAAGACCGCCAGCGACTCCAGTTGCAGCTAAAGCTCTATTAAGGTCTCCTCTTGTTATGTTCTCTCTTCCTTTGTTTCTCTCTAAATCAGGATAAATCTGACCACCTTCTTGAACCTGACCATAAGCTCCCATAGCAAGCACACCAGCTATCTTCCCAGCAACATTCTTAATAGCCTGCTCTCTTATGGCTTCAGCTCCTAATTTCTTTCCTACAGAAGAAAAAGCGATCTTTAAGGATTGTTTCGTTATAGCATCTGCTATAAACTTATTTGCAAGCACCTTTGCTCCCACACCAGTTGCAGCAGCCGCTGTGGCGACTTCTGCTCCTCCTAATGCAGAAGCAATAGCAAGTGGTACAGCCATAGTTACCTGACCTGCTCCGTATCCAAAGTTCTGTCCAAGGAAGTCTAAGATAGCACCAGGGTTCTTTTTATTTGTAACTTGATCTACCATTGTATCCCAATGTCCAGCTCTCTCTGCAATGGCAGTATCAGGATCTTCTGTATATCTCTTATTGGCTAATTCATTCTCTTTATGAAAAGCCTCTTCCATTGGCTTTATGCCTAAATACTTTCCAGCAAATTCTCCTGAGCCAGTTACTATTCCTGGAACTTGGGTAAAAGATTGTTTATACCCTGTTCCCCAGCTTTTAAAGAATCCACGATTGTCAGATTTCGGCTTTAGAATATCGTCAAATAACCCAGATTGCTGGACAGATGGTTGAGGAGAAACTTTAGGCTGTAAAATATCATCAAACAATCCTGTTGGAGCAGGTTTTGTTTGAACAGGAGAAATAACATCGTCAAATAATCCCATAACACTCCTTAGAATTTATATAAAGAAGGATCTTCGCCTACCTTGAGAAGTTCAGATTGTATTGTTGATACTGGAACCCTGCCTTTTAATTCATCAATTCTCTTTTGCACAGCTGGGTTTATCTTCTTTTTGAATACTTGATTAGTAACTTGCGAAGATTGAACAGCAGCATTTCTTTCAGCAAGAATATCTGAGATAGATCTTGGCTTAAAAGAAGCTCCTTCTTGAGCCTTAAAAATACTATCTATAAAAGCCCTATCTTGATTCTCATATTCAGATTGTTTTAATAAATTATTCCAATCTACAGGTGGAGCTGAAGTTGTCCACGCTGCTGGATCCTGAAAGTTAGATGGATCATTCAACGTTGCCTGCTTAGCATTGATTAGAGGCTGTAATATCTTTAGCCAATTCTCTTGTGTAGCTGTTTCCTTTGCTTGTTGTGTCTTAATATGTCCTAATCCTCCTTGAAGAGCTCCTGCTAAAGCAAGAAGAGCTGTGTTTGGAACTGGACTCTCTCTTACACCTGAAGTACCTGCGTATGGCATTATTTTCCTCCTAAGTAAAATATTGTGAATATTGTGAATTCTGAGATGGTTGTACCTGAGATTGATTAATAATAGATAACCAATCATTCACGGTCATTCCTGAAGCTCCCCGCTGGAATCCGCCAGTTACCCCAGCCTGTTGTGGTTGTGTTTGCTGACCAGGAAACACTTTGCTCCAATCAATTCCGCTTGTATCTATGTTAGGACCAGCTACGCCAGGAGTGCTCCAGTTGTTTAGTTGTTCTTGACCAGGATTAAGCTGTTGCATTAATGCGGCAGGAACAAATCGGTTAGCTTGTGACATATAATTATAAGCATTCTGGTTTATAAAATCAGATACTGCCTGTTGTCTATCTGCATAATCCATCATAGCTGTTCTTGTCAAAGCCTGGGCTCTTTTGGGACCAGTTCCTGTTATTGCTCCAATCGCCATTGCGTCATCTAACTGACCGTGAGCTCCTGGTCTCCCATATAAGTCTTTCTGCAATTCTCTCATTCTGTATAGCTGAATAGCGTCCAAGTACTTTTGCATACCCCCAGGCAACTGTCCCGCAGCAAGAGCATTAAGTTGATTCCTTAAGTATGTTGAACCAAGCTTATTGTTCTCAAGGCTTAACATTCCAAGTTCATTATACCAAGGAGGAACATAGCTATCAGTTCCTTGCTTTCCTGGCTTGTTCATAGCTCCAGAAATAGCACTACCCGCCGCCGAAGCAATGATCGGTGCTGCAATCGCCCAAAATCCCATGATTATTCTCCATATCCGCAGCCTTCAGGTAACCCGCCAGGAATGAGCTTCATCTCTTCCGCGGTCAAGCACCATGAAGGTCTGCTTTCATAAGTTGTACACAAGTTGTCTTCTCCCAGAAAAGGACACTTCCTCTTTGTCCTTATAAAGTTAAGTTTAGAATCTGTAATAACTGACAAATAACAACACTTCCCGCACTTCTTACATGACATGTTTCCTTCTTTATATCCCTACTGCAAACCAGTTAATAGGACTATCTGTTGTAAAATCTCTTAAAGTTATCTGACTACCACTATCCCTTGAAGCACAAACAGTTTGAGAAGCATACCCCCCAGAACCATTCCGACATGCTATTGCTGTAAAAGATATAGAAGAAGTAAACGCAAGATTCGTAATGGCTTGACTTGAAACGCCAGTCATTGGGAATATCCCAAAAGCCATTTTAAGGGTTGAGCCAGCAGTTCCTCTTTCCGTTGAAGAAGAAGCACTTGTTCCATAATCTAATATACTCCATACAGTAGTTGCAGCAGCAGCAGGAAGATTAGCCGCAGGAATCACTCCAGCCCCAGCGGGAATGCTCCCAAGATTAACAAAGTTAGATCCGCTATTAATAGTAAAAAGATTCCCTTCACCAGTCACTACAGAAGCTGTCTTTGTCCCTGCTCCGTCATCCTGGATTACAAGCTCTCCCTCAGAGACATTAGACAAAGAAGGGGCATCAACAATGTTCTTAACCCCAAGAGCTTTATCACAGATACTCCTGATAATCTCATTAAGAGACGGTAGGTCTCCTGCTTCCATGCCTGTAAGGTCAACTGGTTTGTCTATCATACAATCACCGTAAATGGGCTGTAATATCCTTCCACTTCGCTTATGCGGAAGTCATACAGGTCGTTCTTTGTTATAGTCACATCTATCTGTTTACCAAACGCTGTATCCTGAAAGTAACTATCCCAACGTTCAGGGTCAGAAGCCAACGATACGTTAAACGCTCCTGTGGCATTCTCTGTTGACCAGGATAATATGAACGAACCGTTGGAGCCTTCATGCACCGTTGATATCTTCTTAAACAGCTTATCCAAAGTAGGCTCATTGAAGTTCCTAAAGCCCACATTGTATATAAAGTTAACACTTGTCTCTGCTGAAGTAGCGCCTCTTGAGTAATTAAACTTACAGACATATCCATTAGTAAAATAAACTAAAGGATTAGTAACCATAGAATCTGTAGCTGTTAAATAAGCTTTATATTGAAAGAAAGTATTAGCTGTAGAGGCTATGATGCTGCCGTTGGGGTCGCTTAAAGCGGCGCTCCACGATGCAGCAGTGCAAGCAGTAGCCGTAGCAGCTGCCCGAGTGTAGAATTGTACATTGTCAGACCCTTCGATATCCTCGTTCCAATAGATCTTATCCAGAGACTCTGCGCTGATTTCCATCACAGGAGATGTCCAAGTCCCTGCAGTATATGTCTGAGTAGAGGCTTTATTGTAATCTTTCATCTGCCCAAGTATCTTCTTATAGAGGCTCATTGTCACAGAAGGCGGAGATCCTGCCGTACTTGAGGCTGCAGAGAGAGTAACGCTATGCGTATGAGGTCCCTCATAGCCAGTAGCATGATACCCGTCATTCCCCCAAGAAGCGCTCTCTGTAGAGGTAGTGAATGTTCCTACTACGTGCGTGTGAGAACCTACGTAAGCTGTACTGCTGGATGCCATTACTACTGTAGGAGTACCAGTTCCTACCTTCAATGCATACCCTTCATAAGTAGCACTGCAAGCTATCCACCCATTGCTGGGAGTTCCTGCAGAACAATAAAGAGCATAGCAATATTTATCTACTCCATCCCATGTATCTGACTCTCCTATCTTCTTAATAAACCCTACTGCCACATGATCTAACTCCCAGGAGTCAAGAGTCTGTTGAGAAGTAGTCCCTGTTACCATGTGATTGTGACCCCACCGAGGTCCATTCTCTCCGCTGTCTGATTGCGCTAAATAACCACCTGCCGTACCTGTAGGTATATTAAAAGTATGGCTATGCGTAGAAGAAGATACAAGAGCTAAGTCCGCTGTACTTGGAACAACATAATACCCAACTTCCGTTGAGAGCTGTACCCATCCCGTAGGAGGAGTAGACTGATCCCACATGACAATAGCCCCATCAGGGAACTCATACTCTGTTCCTGTAGCATTCCTCTTGAACAGTCTATACTTAACATGTCTTGGCAAAGGAGTAGAAGCAGCTGAAGCAGAAGAAACCTCATGCGTATGAGCTGCTATAGCATTAGGGCTTCCATCCCCAAGATTACAGGTAGTCCCATACCACATAGAAATAGACCCTGAAAGAGTATGCGTATGACTTGTCCCTGCAGCTGTTGTAAGGGCAGTAGCAGATATCTTAATAAGCCTATCTTGATATCCTGTAACCTCTGTCCATCCTGTCCCTGGAGAAGTTACTGTTGTGTCCCAAAAGAAGCATATATTCTCGGGAATAGCAGAAGCTGAAGAAGTTGCCCCTAATGTGATGTAAGGCTCATTCTCAGTCCCTCCTATGAAGATACCATCTGCAGCAGTACTTGTAGATGCAGTTCCTGCATTGACCTCTGTCTTAGTTCTCAGTTTATAGGTTAATTCTGTATCCTGCTCTTTGACAACATAACCCGTTGCGGAATCCCCATAGTATAAGTCTCCAGCCTCATCATCTCCTACGCGTGAAGCAAAGCAATTAGCCCCTGTAAGAGTAGAGCTTGTCCAGTTGTCATAGCTTAATGCTTCTCTCTTAAAGTTATATCTCATAATCCTATCATGGTGGAGAGAGGCATTCACCCTGTCTGTATAAGCGGCTATAAAATTCCCGTTATGATAGAACCCTACAACATCAGAGTAATTACCGGGAAGCATATCATTAGTATCAAACTCATCAAAGACAGGCTTTGCTCCGGCTCCATCGAATAAGTACCAGTGATCCCATCCCAGGAATACCACACCGTTGGGTGTCTGAGTTACGGACCATGGAGCTACACACCCTATCCAGGCAATAGGATCATCCGCATACCAGGTTGTAGGATCCGCACCGGAGACAGGAGAAGTGACATGAAGCTTCCTGATAGTATTCTTCTTGATACAGACCATAACTCCCAGCTGAATAGGGATACCCATGATCTCGTCACCGTCATCTGGAGAGATATCCATATAGTCAAGATTTGTAGTTTCTTGGATGTAATGAGGCAAGTAAACGTTGGAATAATATATCTTATTAGGATAAGTCGTATTGCCGGATATAAACAATCTCTCCCTGTGAAGAGTTAACATGCTTCCTTTAGGCATATCATCTGTAACTGATGGATAAGCTGCCCCAAGAGCTGCATCCGCCTTAGTATCTGCGTAAGTGGTTGTGGTATTATCAGTAAGCTCAACAAGAAGCTTCAAAGAGCTTCCTCCGCCTTCTGTTCTATAAATCCTTCTCTTGTCAGTTCCAACTGGTCCAAGAGGAATATGACTTAAGGCAAGACTACCAGAAGTAGTACTTGTAATAGAATTGCTCACGGCTCCGCTAACATATTGATCCGCTGTCCCGATCCCCATAGTAACCGCATAATAATAAATAGCACCTGTATCAGCACTTCCTGAAGCAGTGCTTGTGATAGCCTTTAAAGCTCCAAGTTCCCAAGTCTTGAGATTAGTCGTATCCCCATCCCACACCCAAGGATTGTCATATCCATTAGAACAGATAAGTAAGTCTTTATACGTAACGAATGATGCTCTCTTGCCGGTTGTAAGACCTGTACGAATGTTCGCTGTAGTACCAGTATCTGAGATATAGATCCCAAAGGTATCGTTTAGTCCTACCCAGTACGCACCGCCAGAAGAAGTATAATATCTATAAAGACCTGTCATAGCGTAAGAACCTACGCTGGCTGTATTTAGATAAGTAACACAGGCTCTCTTATCTACAGCCCCAGGCTCTTGTTCAAACCTACAGTTCTGAGCAACTTCTACCCATCTGTCTTTAAGGTCTAAGTCCTCAACCTTATTGTTCATGCCGGGTATAGTCTTAATATACCACTTTCTTAATTCTGCCATTAGTCCCATATTACACGTTCCTGTAAGATTTCATTATAAGTTCATCATCTTCCCGTTCGTTCTTTCTCTCAGTGACATAGTCGCTGATCTTCTTAAAGTACTTGCTCCAGAAATCATTAGCCCTGTCTCCCCATCCCCTGTCCTCTAATCCAGTGGCTGTAGCAAAGTCTATGATTGCCGGGTGTAAACCAGAAGGTATCGTTGGAGAAGCACTGTCTGTTGAGACATCCGTGTGCGTGTACGCGTAATAGACCTTGATATAGTTAGTCCCTGAATTGTCAGCATCAGGCGGAGGATATAACCCAAACACATCTTCCTCCCTGCTCCAGTAATAATCTGTAGGAGTAGAAGTGTTAGAAGTGTAGTTGTAGGTCGTTACCGTGCTGGCTGTGGTTGAATAGGTATACCCTATCAGAGATTGCCACGCTGGGTTCTGAACATCAAGCTCTTCCCGGGTTGTAGGATTAAGCCTAACAAAGTCTGTTCCATCTTCTTTGAAATACACCTCAGTGATCGCGTAGCAGGCTGTAGAGAGAGCCGTAGAGATTGTATACTCATTGGAGCAGGCTGATACAGTGTTCGCTGTGCAGGAGATACTGGAGATATAACCGGTAGTCCTTAAACACTTAGTCCTCCAAGATAAATCCTTAGCCCCTTGATTAACATAAGCATTGATCTCGGCATCTGTCCAGAAGGCTGCGGTTGTTTCCCCGAGTCTCTTTCTTACAGCATTTCTTAATTCCAGTAAAGTCATTGTTCCTCCTATTTATCGTATCTATAAGAACCGCACTGAGGGCAACCCCCTGTAACGATTGGATCATCAGCTACTTTGTTATAAATCTTTATAGTGCTTGTATTGGCTAAAGATAAAGTGTTTGTACCGCTGTAAGAAAAAGAACCATAAGCTCCTGTAGGTGGAGTAAAGTTGCTTGTCCACAAGGCAATTCCTTTGACTATGCGGAGTTCGTCGATGTATCCTTGGAAAAAAGAGGTTGCTACTGCACTCCACATTTGTGCTCCAATAAGCATATCACCTGTAAAATCTGGATATGTTTGAGCGACTGTCTTAAAATCTACCCTGCTTCCATTTACATACAAAGTCCAAACATTTCCATTTCTTACAATAGCTGAATGGAAGAAACTTCCAGCAGCAACAGGAGCATAGGAAAGGTTTACTTTCTCTACACCACCAACAGTAAGAGAGAATATAACTCCATAAGTTCCGATAGAATATACAGCAAAATTATCGTCATCCGTCGAATGACTCCACAATGCTGCATTTCCGAGAGCTGAAGCATAAGCCCATCCGTCTATGGTAAAATTTCCATCTGCAAAATTCCAATCATCACTATCAGCCAATGTCAAATAATTCCCACTCTCAAACCATCCAGACGCTGTGCCGAATTTCTTTTGAGCAGTAGAGATAACTACTTGTCCGTAAGGATAGGCAGGTGGTGTGAAGTTAGCTGTCCATCTTGCGATGCCCTTTAAAATGCGGACTTCGTCTATCCATCCGTTAAAGTAATAAGGAGTTCCTCCATGTCTTCCAATGTATAAAACGGAATCATAATCTCCTGAATCATTTGTTGAAAATGCTGTTGTTTCCGTTAATGCTTGAGATACACCGTCAATAAAAATTTTTGCTGTTGTCGTTGTGCGTTCGAAAACAATATGATACCAAGTATCATTAGAGGGAGTCCAATTATTGGACATTACATAATTTCCCTTTTCGACAGAACCTGTATAAAAATAAAACTTTAACTTATGTGTTGTTGCTTCTTTATACATTATCCAATGGTTATTGCCATCTTTGTATTGACCGCAAAACACCTGTTGCCCTGTTGCATCATTAAACCTAACCCAAAAATCTACTGTGAAATCTCCTGTTCCAAAATTCCAATCAGCACTATCAGGCAAGGTCACGTAACTATAACCATCTAATTTCAGAGATGCAGTACCAAACTTTTTCTGAGATGTATCTAATTCTGCCCTTATGCGAACATAAACCTTAAAATACTTGTCATATCCTGAATAAGCTGTCCATACTGCATCAGTGCCAGAGGCATAATTTCCGTTAGCATATCCACTTGGTGTTGTAGCAAATGTTGTCCAATATTTCCCCGCTGCTTGTGGTGTCGTTGCCAATACAACAATCCAATAAGTCGTTGATGCATCCAAAGAAAAAGGCGTTGCAAATGTAGCCTTAACAACAGTATTATCACCTGGCGGGGCAACATCGACAGTTGCATTAGCATCGGCAAGAGTTCCCGAAGGCTTACCAGCATTATTTGTTTCAATCCTGATTGTCCAGTCTCCTGTTGGGCTATTTACCGCTGTCCCCTGTTTAACTTCTACTGCCGTAATAACCTGTGCAGAGGATAGCTGAAAACTCTGTCCTGATTTCAAAATTTCTCCACCACCCCCCCAAGTTCCAACATCTGGAAGAGCATCAGTAGCAGATGTTTGTTCTTGATTCGAAATGTCACTAGCGGCAGGAAACGTATAAGCCCCTTGAATAGGGTCAGAATACGCTGTAGCTTCGTCTGTGCCGTCGAAATGAGAGCAGAGTTTGGTGTAAGAGTCGATTGGATCAACAATAGCTCCAAATGTTGTTGTGCCTCTTTTATAGATCCTGACATTAAAGTCACCTGAGATAAATCTTTCATTGCAAAATTCTC